GCCATCGAGACAATGCTGGGGCTGACAGCCTCCGAGATCACGCGATCAAGATCGGTGTGCAGCCCGTAGACGCCGTCCGTCCCGAGCAAGGCCTCAAGCCAGCCCTGGACGATGGCGAAAGTGAGCTCACCAAAGGGGATGAAGTTGTTCACATCCACCGGTCCGGTCGCACTTTCGCCGTAGACGCTGGCCGTATGGCCTTGGCCATCGTCGGCATTCAGCCGCCAGTGAATGCTTTGAACGGCATTGCTGACGGTCTGGTAGGTTGGGTAAACATCAAGACGCTCGAACTGCCACACATACGTGTTGGACAAGATTCCCTCGTCATCTGATTAAAGATCAGGGTTGAGCTCCCTCAACTGTGCTCATTGCCCCGGCCATGCTGTCAGCAACCCACGCCGGGAGCGATGGGTCAATGACAACCGTATCAAAAGCTGAAGGTGGCGTCTCGACTTGAGTCGCTCCGGCTTGACGCCAGCCGAGCTCGCTCAGCAGCTCATCCGTAACAGCCTCCGCCGTGCGCGTGCTGAAGTCGGGAAGCCGAACTCGCTGGGGTCGTTCATCGTGCTGGTTTCCGTTTGGGTCAATCCACATTTCTATTCCTTTTAAGCAAGCTGGTACACGCCATACACGGCATTGGTCACTGCCTTGTAGGCGTTGGGCGTTGCGCCAAGTTCGGCCGCTGGAGGCGTGAAGTTTGCGATGTACACGGCGCCATCTTTGGTAAAACGAAAATCATCGATGTAACCGTTGAAGAAGTTGGTCAGGCTGCGATCCGCCCCAATGACGACGTTTGCCGTGTCGGTGAATGCGGTCGCGTAGGTGTAACTCGCCTCTTGCGTCCCATTGATGAACATCCTGAGCAATGAGCTTACGTCTCGCGTGACAGCAACGTGCGTCCATGCTCCAGATGGAATGGAGGACGTCGATGTCATCGCAAGCGTTGATCCCACCGTGAATGTCAGCTTGTCCGATGCGTTCACCTGCAGCAGCCAGCCAGTAGTCGTTGCGCCTTTGCAGGCGATGGTGTGAATCACGCCGCTGGCAGCCCGATAAACCCACGCTTCCACAGTCATGACTGCGCTGGCCTGCAGCGGCGTTGCGTTTGCAATTAAAAGGTAGTCGCCGGCACCATCAAGAAGCAAAGAGCTCCCACCAAACTTGCTTTGAGCTGTGCTGATCTGGGCATCTCCGGCGACGGTGACGCCAAACCCGTTAGCGCTGCCGTCTGAGACCCCGATGTTGTCAAACTTCAATAGCATTTGCGTCTCTGCGGTGCTGGATAGCGGAGCTGATGGTGGCGTAAATGCCGCCGTGTACAGGGCCACTCCTTTTGCAATCCTGGGGTTCGCAATAAATCCCGTGAAGTATTCTTGCAGCGAGGCTCCACCTCGACGCCCAATGAGAAGCGGCGTGCTCGGCGTGACAAGGTACTGATTCATGGTAAATGTCGCTGAAGCGGCCAGGGCGCCGTTCCAGAACAGCTTGATGGTGCCGTTGTCATTTACGATGGCCAGGTGATACCAGGTTGCAATCGCCATTGTCGGGAACGTGGCGCTCTGAACAAGCTGCTCAGAAGTCCCGTTGCAGGCATACATGGCCAGGGTCTGACCCTCAAACCGCAAATCCCAGCCGTACCCTCGGTTAGTGCCGAAGTTCTGGTATGACATCACAGTTCTGTTGCCACTCACTGCTGAGTTGTTGACCCAGGCCTCAATCGTCCAGCTTGACTTACCAAGCCAGTCGTAGCCGGGATACCCAACCGAGACGGCCGATGATCCATTGAGTGACAAACTTCCTTGATACCCGCTGAACGGAGACGCCGCTGAAATTGACGGAGTTCCTGCCTCACTTTGCGCTGCCTGGCTGTAGCTGCTGTAGTCCTTGTACTGTGGGTTTTCGTATTTCAGCAGAAGCTGGGTCCCGGCGATGGCGGTCAACGGTGACGTTGGGGGAGTGAAGTTTGCCGTATAGACCGCAGACCCAGTGACGATGCGAACGTTGCTCAGATAGCCAACCATCGAAACGGTGGTGTTGTAGTTGTTGTCAACGTACTCGCCGCCGATGCTCAGTCGCCAAGTACCGTAGCCGCCACTTGTCAGATCAAGACTTGCTGCATATGTCACAGTGGTTGCATCAGCGACACCGTTGATGTAGCAGCGAATCACGTCGCTCGAGTCACGCACCAGGGCGACATGGCACCAAGCGCCAGTTGGAATGGATCCACTCGACGTGTAAATTGCGTTCCAGACGTTCCACGACCCGTTGCTGGCGTCGATGATCACCTTGCCAGACGTGTTGATGCGCACGCCGTACCCGCGCACATAGCCGGTAGACCACGCTCGGTTTGAAACAATGATCGCGCCGCTGGACGAGTACGAGCTGACGTACACCCAAGCCTCAATTGTGAATGTCCCAGTCGTAATTGGAACTGGGACGGCCAGGTACTGCGCGGCGCCAGAGCCAGGGAAATAGGTCGACCCGCCCACGGTCACCGCGCCACCAAAAGGCCCGAAGGCTTGACCAACCACGTTGCCAAACCGCGTCAGCGCAAACTTGTTGGTGCTGTTGTCGATATGAATAGCATCTTGACAAGTCAAGAGCGCGGTGTTTGCCACCGCCGTCAATGGTGCTGTTGGGGGCGTGAAAGCAGCTGTATAGATGGCACTCCCCTTTACAACCCGAAGATTGCTCAGGTTTCCAAGAAGCTGCTCGGCGTTGGCAGAGCTTGACCCAATCTTGCCTTGCGTGTCAGTCCAGTTGACCACGGTGGTCGAACTCCCGACCGATACGCCATCGACGTAAAGCGTTGTTGTGGAGCCTAACCTGACAAGCGCAAAGTGCTGCCATGTGTTCAAGCTAATCGTAGCCGTGGATGTGATCAGGCTGGCCTGATACCACACCTGCCAGTTTCCGGCTGTAGTCGTGCCGAAATAAAACCCAGTCGAGCTACTCGCTGAACTCCTGGTGTCAAAAATTGCATGCGACCGAATAGATGGGACATTGACCCATCCTTCGATTGTGAAATCGCCGGTTCCAAACGCAAAAGATGATCCTGCTGGAGCGGTAAGGTAGTCACCGCTGCCGTCAAAGTACTGGCTCCACTTTCCATCACCACCCGACAAAGGCGACAGCTGCGACTGAACCGGAAGGAGGTTTCTGGTCACGAGATAAGCGTTTGTTGAGGAGTCAAGCACCCTGTTGCTATCGCCAGATCCGTTCGTCCCGTTCGCGTTGATCAGCAGCGAGCACGCCGTGGCAACGGGGCCGCGCTGACGCAAAACGCTTGGCGGGGTTGCTTTGGTGATGAGGCCTTGCCGGCCAAGGTGGATGCCGCTCATTACACGATCTCCAGAGCCGACACGGTGACGTGCAGGTAGTTGGCCGCACTAGCCTGAGCCCGAAGTTTCTCGCCAGCCTTCAAAACAACCTTTTGGGCCACGACTTCCAGAGTGGTGTCGTTGGGCACAGGGATCGTGTGCGCCAGGCGCGACTGCTCGGTGTTCGCGCTATCGGTCTTGATGATCGAGACGTCAGCGCTCGCGTTCCCGTTCACGTTTGCTGCCATGATCGACAGCACGACGGACACAGCGCCGGTGCCGGTCGGAGCCTGGTAGACGTCAGTGACGTTGGTGGTGGAGAGCTGAACCTGCGCGTTGTTAAATGTGTTGGCCATGATTAACCCAATGCGATTGAAAGAGCGATGACGTCAGCGAGTGTTGCCCCACCGCCGCCACTGGCGCCCGGGATTGTAACGGTCACCGCTCCGCCAGAAGTTGTTGCTGTGACGCCAGATCCTACGAAGTTGATGCTGGCTGCCGCGGACGTGAGGGTGGCGCCCTCATCAAGAACTTGAAGCGATCCGCCGCCGGACCCGCTTGCTGCTGTGGTCTGCACCGTGCCGTCGGGGAACTTAAACCCGCCGGTCGTGGACTGGACCAAGCCAGCCACCGACGCGGAACCGTTGACTTGCAGCTTGTCGGTGGCGTTATCGGTTGCGGTGCCGATCAGCAGGTTGCGCGTGGCAGGCATGAGGCGCATGGCCATGATGCCGTTGACGCCAAACACGAGGGGGTTCGAGTTGCCTGTGCCGGAGATGATGTGCGCGCCAGCGACACCCCAGAAATTGCCAGCACTGTCGTCGCGACCGACGTACAGCGTGCCGCCTGAGTTCTGAAATTGGCTGTAGATGAGCGCATCAGAAGCGGTGTAACCCAAGAGGGCCTGGCCAGCACCAGTAACGGAGACCTTCGTGGTGGTGAGTGACCCGTTGACCTGCAGCTTGTCTGTGGCATTGTCAGTAGACGTGCCGATCAGGAAGTTTTTGGTCGTCGGGTCGAAGCGTGCAGCTTCTGTGTTGGAGAAGATAAACGTGATTGGATTGAGTGCGCCGGTGCCGATGTAGCCCGACACAATGCGCACCTGGGATGAGCTCGCCACAAGGGCGCCAATCGATGCGTTGTCTGGGTTCGATGAGTTGTAGACCTGAACTTGCGAATTCACAGCCGTCCCGTTTGGGATCACTGTAAGTAGCGTTTGGCCGTTTGTCGTCGACGTCTGAAACGCGGTGCGACTTGCGACGGTGCCGTTGCTAAAGTCGCCCGTGATACGAAGGCCGGTGCCGCTGAAGGCGAGGCCACCGGTCAGGGTGCCGCCAGCCAAAGGCAGGTACGTCGAAGACGCTGAGCTTGTGGTCAAGTACGAGCTCATGCCAGACTGGGTCTGATACGTGCTGGCTGCGGTCGCGGTCGTCAAGTAAGACGACATGCCTGCTTGCGTCTGATACGTCGAGGCCGCCGTAGACGACTTCAGGTAGCCCTGACCAATCACGTACGCAGTGGTCGCAAGCTGCGTGGTGTTGGTGTCAACCGCTGCAGTCGGAGCCGCTGGAGTGCCGGTCAGCGTTGGGCTGGCCAATGGCGCGTACGTGCTTGAGGCGCTGGATGTCGTCAGATAAGGCGTCAGAGCCGAGCTGGTGATGTACCCGCTTGGGTTGGTCGCGTTGTATGGGGTGAAGCCGAGGGCCGTGGTGACATCAGACGATGTGATGCCGGTCAGGTACGTCGAAGTGTCCAGCGCCCAGGTGTTGGCCGCGGTCTTCTTCAAGATACCCGACGTGCCAACCAGGCCAGCAATGGATGTGAGGTCGCCATCGAGCGGCTGGTAGGTAGCAGCGGCGACGGAGCTCGTCAGATACGGGCTGAGTGCTGCCGACGTAATGTAGCCGGACGGGTTCGAGCTGTTGTAGGGCGTGAAGCCAAGAGCGGTGGTGACGTTCAGGCTGGTCAGTTCGCCGCGGATGGTGGCGCTCGATTTGTTCTCGACGTTGCCCAATCCGAGATTGGTGCGGGCCGATGTCGCGCTAGAAAGGTCAGAGAGGTTATTGGCAGCAAGCAGAGCGCCGGAGAGTGACGAGTATGCGGCAAGCCAAACGGACCCGTCGTAGACCTTCATGCCGCCGCCGGCAGCCATCGAGTTTGAGTTGTAGTACAGGTTGCCAGAAGCCAGTGGCCCGCCAGTGTTGTCGGTGGTCGGGTCGGAAGTTTTCGACCCAAGGTACTGGTCGTTGAAGTTGGCAAACGCAGCCAACGCCGAGTCGCGCGCAGCTTCGGCGCCAGTCTTGGCTGTGGCTGCAGCCGTGGCGCTGGAAGCCGCATTGGTCGCCTGCGTGGTAGCCGTGGTTGCAGAGTTCGATGCGGAAGTCGCGCTGGATGCGGCGGACGTGGCGGAGCCAGCCGCAGAAGTTGCGCTGTTGGACGCGTTTGTCGCCTGGGTGGATGCGGTCGTTGCGCTGCCCGCGGCATTGGTTGCACTTGTGGCGGCGGATGACGCCGAGCCAGCTGCATTGGTTGCACTGGTTGCTGCGTTGGACGCGCTGGTCGAGGCGTCGCCGGCTTTGGTCGTTGCAATGCCGGCCTGAGTCGTTGCGGTTGCAGCATTCGATGAGGCCGACGTCGCAGACGAAGCCGCGGCAGTCGCACTGTTTGCGGCGTTGGTGGCAGAGGTTGCGGACTCACCAGCCTTCGTTGTGGCAACGGCGGCCTGCGAGGTTGCCGTGGATGCTGATGTCGACGCACCGCTGGCGCTGGTGGCCGCGTTGGATGCAGAGGTCGATGCAGCCGATGCGCTTGACGCGGCCGCGGTTGCCGATGTCGCGGCATTTGATGCACTGGTAGATGCTTCGGATGCTTTGGTCGTTGCAGTGGTGGCGCTTGCTGCTGCGCTGGTGGCGCTGGAGCTGGCCGCTGTAGCGCTCGTGGCGGCATTGGTAGCTAATGTCGCTGCGTCGGATGCTTTCGTCGTTGCGGTTGCGGCTGAGCCGGCTGCCGTTGTGGCGCTGCCTGCGGCTGCGGTTGCCGAGTTGGCTGCGTTAGTGGCCGACGTGCCGGCAGCGATTGCGCTCGAGGCGGCTGCAGTCGCAGCAGCCGAAGCCTCGCTCGCCTTGGTTGTTGCTGTGGTGGCAGACGCTGCAGCAGCATTAGCCGACGATAGAGCCTCGCCAGCTTTGGTTGATGCAGTCGTTGCCGACGTGCCGGCGTTTGATGCGGACGTGGATGCAGAGGATGCGGAGATCGAGGCAGAGGATGCCGAGCTCGAGGCGGATGCCGCGGCGGTCTCGGCCTGGGTCTTGGCAAGCAAGGCCTCTGGCGTGACGTCACCGGTATCGCCCTTGGCGCCTTGAGGGATGCCGAAGTTCAGGATCGCAGCCGACGGTGTGCCGGCGTTGGTGATCTGAACCGGCTGGCCAGGGCTGAGCGTTGTTACGGTCCCGACAGTGGTGGTCGCGCTTGCGCCCTGGGGGCCGGCAGCAACCACCTCAATGATGTTTGCCGCAGCAACTTCTTGGATGACGACCGTTGCGCCAATTTCTTCGACGACAACCAGGTCGCTCATCGTGTGATCTCCTGAGAAACGGTGATCTGACCCTCGATGAGGCGCACCACGGTGCCATCGGCAGCGGTGAGCTCGAGGTCGTACTTGCCGCGCTTCCAGGTGATGGCGGCGGTTGTAGCGGCGCTGAAGATCAGGTTGATCGAGCCAGTCAGTGGCGTGATCGTGATCTTGCCGTTGGAGGTGGACATCTCGAGCAAGACGTCCTCCGAGGCAATGCTTTGGCGCACTTGCATCTTGGCAGTCCAGCCTGTCAGGTTGACGGCCGTACCGGTGCTGTCTTTCCAGACAATGGGCTTGATCAGGGTCGCGCCCTGCTCAATGTCGAAATCGTATGTTGCTGCAGCCATGTGTTTCTCTTTCAGCGGTAACCGTAGCGGACGGGACGAACGCGAACGCTGCCGGCCACCTTGTCGTGGGCGACGTTGACCTTTGCCTTGGTGACACCCTCGTCGTACATCGACTGATTCACCATGGCCAACTGTGGATTGCTCCAGCTCTTGTTGGGCATGATCATTAGGCGAGCCTTGGCACCGGCCATCAGCTCATCGAGGTATGTGCTGACGAGGAACTTGGGGATGAAGTCGCCAAACTGGTCGGGCGTGTACACGGCGCGGATGGTCATCTTTGCGCCGTTGGCACCCATCGGGATTGGGTAGATGCGCACGACCGAGTTGTCGTTCGGGCAGTTGTAGTAGGCGGGGTCGGAGCCCTGCGACTCTTGCCAGTTGGGGATGAGCTCCTGCAGGCGCTCCATGGTCACGGGCACGAGCTCGCGGTTGACCATCCAGATCGACTTGATCGTGACAATCTGCGCGCCCTTGGGTGTGTCAAGGTCGTACTCGTTGATGCCGTCTTGCACGGAGACCGGATCCTGGATCTCGCTCCAGACGCCGGTGTTCCAGCAGAAGTCGTTGCAGGTGCGCATGATGGCCTGCTTGACCAGCGCATCCGGAGCGCCTGGCACCTCGGGCAGGATGTACGGCAGAAGTTCTGTTGGCGTCATGTTCAGGCCTTGGGTGTGTCAGCCATTGGCAGAGTCTTGAGGTTGGGATTGACGCCAGTGATGGCTGCTGCCTGGGCGTTGATGCTGCTGACGAACTGCTGCGCATACGTGGCGTACAGGCCAGCGTTGGCCGCGTTTTCGGCGTCCTTGAGATAGGCGCGCGCCAGGATGTAGGAGACCAGGTCATCGACGAACTTGTCGTCAATGGAGATCTTGGTGGTGTCGCTGCCGGACCAATCGTAGGTGCCGCCAGGAGGGACGGCCGCGGGATCGGCCAGGTAGGAGAGCTCGACCCACACGTTGCTCGTCGAAGGCACGCCGGGGTTGACGTAGAAGTTCTTGGGGCTGCGGGGGTCGAAGACGAATTCGGAGACGGCAGTACCGGTGGTGGTGTGCCAGTCGGGTGTGTTGAGATCAAGGACCTCACGGTCAACCAGGCGGATAGCCCGGCCTACCGTGCTGCCATTGGCGCCCATGTTCCGGATCACGGAGGTGAGCGCGTTGCCATTCACGGCGGCAGGCGTTGAGCCGTCGCCGGGAATGACGCTGCCACTGGCAATCGATGAGATCGACTGCTTTGTGCCAGGTGCGAGCTTGACGGCATCCACGCGAGAGCAAGCAGTGGGGATGTACTTTGCGATGGCGATTTGGCCATCATTGAGCGCAACCACGAGGCTGCGCGAAGTCCATCGCTGGAACTGCGGGCTGAGGTCATGCAGCGCGTCAGAGACGCGATACAGGACATCTTTTACGAGCGTGTTTGCCGCCATGCGTTACTTTCAGTGGGTGCTGAAGGCGAATCGGTTGCTGACGCGTTCGATCAGCTGACTGTCTTTGCCGGGGTGGTAGGTCGAGGTCTTGGCGTTCTCGAGGATGAAGACCAGCTCTTCTGGCACTTCAACGGGCACGCCGCGTGGCACCTGGTACATGTAGCCGTTCAAACCGATCGGCACAGCATCGTGGCCACCCTCGGAGTCGGAGGTGTGGATGGTGATGGTCTTCTTCTTGCCGGACAGGGCAATGTCGTGACCGTCAACCTTGGGGGTGCGCTTGGCACCGGTGGATTTTGCGGCAGCGGCCGTAGCCACAGGAGCGTCGTCGTCGATGGACGAGATTTGGGTGTCGTTGTTTGCCATGGTTTCCTCACAGATTGAAAAAGGTGCCGTGGATTTCCCGCCACGGCGTCGGGTTGGTCGCAATTAACTGCTGCGCACCAAAAATAGAAGCCCCCGAAACTTCCGGGGGCAGCGCCTGAATGCCGGTGTTACCCGGCAATCAATCAGGCGGTAGCGGCCACTTCGGCGCGGATCATCCAGCTGTCGTTCAGGATGACGGCAGTCTGCATGGCCTTCCATGCGACGTGACCACGTTGGGCCAAAGGATCGGAATCCGAAGGCTTGGGGTTCACGACCATGGGGGTCAGAGCAAACATGCCCTTCAGTGCCACGATGCCGTAGGCGTCGCGACCGACGAACAGCACGGGGTACACGTCAGCGGAGGTGCCGCTGGTGGACAACATCGTGCCCTTCGCGCCGCCGGCGTCAGCCCATGGCTCGAAGATGGTCGAAGACACGTAGCGCACGTCTTCGCACTTGCCCAGCTCGTTTTCCCAAGGGGTCATCGTGCCGTACTTTTCAGCAGGAACGAAACCGGTCAGGCCACGCACATCAGCTTCCAGATCGGGGTGGATCAGAGCGACGAAGCCAGGGGCCACGTTCTCGGTGCCGTAGGAAGGAGTCGAGCGAACGACGGTGGTGATGAAGCGAGTGTTTTGACGCTTCAAGGCACGCACGGCACGGCGCTGCAGCGTGATGCTGATCGCAGTGTTCACGGCGTTGCGGGCTGCGCCGTTGGCGTACAGCACGTTGGTGCCAGCCTTCAGCACGCCGAAGCGCATCTTCTCGATCACCTGAGCGGCCTGTTCGCCCAGCAAAGCCACCGACTCGTTCAGAGTTGGGTCTTCGTGGGTGTCCAGGATCACGTCGGAGATCGTCACCTTGTCGCCGTACTGGACCAAGGTGGCGGTGACGTCGGTCACAGCCAGAGTTTGGCCAGCAGGAGTCACGCCTTCGGTGAGAGCCGTAGGAGTGTTGGGCAGCGCGTTGTAGCGACGGAACTTGATCACCTTGGTGGAGTGCTCAGGCAGAGCTTTCGCTTGACCGAACTTTTCCAGAACCAGGTAAGGGATGCCGCGCTTCAGCAGTTCTTTTTCTGCGTAAGCTGCGGTACGGGGCGAAATATCGCCGTAAGAGGTCGAGGCCATTTTGATTTCCTTTCGTTAATGGCAGATTTGAATGCTGTTTTCACAGCCATTGCGGAGAGGAGCCGATGGACGTTCCCGTGTGCCGTGTGCAGATTCGCAGAATCGTTGTTGGGGCGCCGAGGCGTGTCCCTTGATTCTTCTCGTCATGCGCGACTGGTATGTCGTGCTCCAAATTGCTGGGTGTTATTTACTGGCGCACCCCGCTACGCCACTCCAAGTTTTTGATTACTCTGTTCTTGGAAAACAGGGCTGTGAGGCAGAATGGACTGCGCCGGCAGAGGTGTTTGTTATAATGTTGCTCATGACAAACACTGACTTGATCGCAGCAGAGCTGCGAAAAAACTTTCACTTTGACCCCGAGATCGGGGTCTTCACTCGTATTCTTGCCTCGGGCGGAGTCAAGGCTGGCGACATTGCGAGGCCCGGATCTGATGGCTATGTACGCATCAGGCTGTTGGGCAAGACGTATAAAGCTCACCGTCTTGCCTGGCTCTGGGTGCATGGATGCATGCCAAACGGCGACATCGATCACATCAATGGAGTCAAGGCAGACAACCGAATCACCAACTTGCGCGAAGCTAGCCGCGCGGTTAACACGGCTAACATTTTCGGCCCCCAGGTCAACAACACCAGCGGGCACTTGGGCGTCACTCGATACAAACTCAAGTGGCGGGCCCAAATTTCCGTTAATGGCAAGATGAAATACATCGGCCTGTTTGCCACCCCTGAGGATGCGCATCGAGCCTATCTGGCCGCCAAGGCGATTCACCATCCATCCTCATTTCTGGTGAATCACTGACATCCGGTCTGAGCTCGCCACGTCCGCGGTTGCAGCGAGCTCGCTACTGTTTCCACGCTTGGTGGATCAGCTGAATTGGTCCCAGTGTCGTAACGCTACCTGGGTCGCAGCGGCCTCCGATGAGGCTCTAGCCTGATGCTTTCGCAGAGCAGGAACTCGGTTTAGAAGTCTTTCCAGGCGTCTTCGTAGCCTGCGCTGGCGGCTGGCTGCTCGGGCAACTTCATGCCGGTGGAGCGCACGCCTTCAGCGGCGTCGAGCTGCTCGTCGGACACTTCGTCGACGATGGACTCGCCCTGAGCTTCGGTCAGCTCGCCGGGTTGTTCCATGCCAGCCTTGGCGCCTGCTGCATTGGCGGCCTTGAAGTTGTTCAACAGCTTGACGATCTGCTTGGCTGAGCCGTTGCCGAGCACTTGCATGGCCTGCTCTTTGTCGCCTTCAGGCAATGACTCGATGTAGGTCTTGAACTCTTCGCTGGCGCCGATCTCATTGAAGTCGGGGTGAGCTTCGGCGATTTGCTCGAAGTGAGCCTTGGCCTTGGTGTCGACGATGTCGCCGATGATCTCGTCGACGGTGCCCTTGAGCTCGCCGATCTTCTCGCTGGCAGCAGCGCCGCCGGCTTCCTTGGCCTTGGCCGTGGCGATGGCTTCGATCATCTTCACGAAGTCGTCACCGAAGTCTTCGGCCAGTTGCTTCATGGCCTGCTCGGGAGTGATGGTGCCGTCTTCGACTTGCTCAGCGATCTGCTCAACCTTCTCTTCGTCGGCTGGGGTGTCGGTGGCGTCGGCGGCTTTCTCGATGGCCTCGCCGACGACTTCTTTTTCCTCTTCAGGAGTGTCGACGCCGGCAGCTTTGAGCTTGGCTTCCATAGCCTTCAGGCGGCCTTCCCAGCTCTTCAGGCGCTGGACTTCCTTCTCCATGTCGGCGGAAGGAGCCTTGACCTCGGCGGCGTCGGCATCTTCTTCGGCGGCGGGAGCCTTGGGCATCTCAGCGGCATCCTCGGCGGTCTCGCGGGCCTGTGCGTCTTCGGCTTCCTTCTCGAGGTCGCCGCCATCGATCACGATTGCGACATCGACCGGCTCGCTGGCCTGGCCTTCGGCGCCATCTTCAGGCTCGTTGTCAGCATCGGCCGGCTTCTCTGGCGTGATGCCAAAGGCCTCGTCTTCGCTGACTTCCTGCTTGGGAGCGTCGTCCTCATTAAAGGCGGCGCTGTATGCGTCCTGGTCGTCTTTCAGTTGATCTTGGGTTGCCATGTGTTTCCTTTCAGTAGGCTTCCGGTTAAGAGCCGGTCGCCCGGCTTTGGCTGTCCTGCTTATCGCAGGGGACAAAGATTCAAACCAGCGGGAGAGCTGCCTCGCCGCGGATCACAGCCCTGATCGCCAGGGTCTGTTTCAAATGTGCTTGCACTCGCACGAGCTCCTCGATGGAGACGTCGGCGAGCTGTGACTTGTAGACCTCGGCCAGGTTGGTCAGCATCTGATCAACCATGCGCAGAGGGTCAGAGCCACCGAACTCGGCGACCGAGGCGGTGGACTGCTGCAGAGCGCGGGTGGCGCGAAGACCTTCGTCTTCCATCACGCACCCGTCTCAGGCGTTTCGATGCCGCTACGCACGCCGGTCATGCCGGTTGCTGGCTGTGGATTGCCGTCGCTGGGCATCTGCTGTGGCTGGCCGTCAGCGGGCACGCCAGGCTGCACCGGATTGGTGTTGCCGCGTGGCTCCTGGGCAAACTGCTGGCTGGCGCCCATCTGCACCATCGTGCCGTCTTCGGCTTGCACCGGACGACTGTTGAGCTCGGCAATGCTTGGGTCGGGTGTGGCGTCCTTCCAGCCAGAGCTGCGCAGGATCTCGTCGCCGGCCGGAGCAATGGTTGGGTTGCTTGTGGCAACACCACCGGCTTGCAGGGCAGCGTAGACAGCCTCGACGCGCTTGTTGACAGCCTCGGCCACCAGGAGCTCGATGCTGGCCAGCGTCTGCTGAGCCTTGGCACCGGCGAGCTCGGCGTCGGCCATAGCCTTGGCGGCCTTGCCTTCCATTTCCTTGAGCATGAGCTGAGCCTGAGCCTGAGCCAGTTGCTGCTGCATCTGGACCTGCGGGCTGTTCATCTCTTGCTGGACTTCTTCCTCGGTCTTGACGACGTCGGTCAGCTCGTTGGCTTCGGCGCGCAGGCGGTTGAGCTTGTCGCGCTTGATGTACGGAGCGTCCATCGGGTTGGCGGTGAGCTGCGCGAACTCGTTGAGCTGGCGCGTGCGCACTTCCTTGGCCACCAATGAAGCGGTGCCGCGGGCCTTGACGTCAAAGTCACCCTTGATGCTGTTGTCCTTGTGAAACTGCATGTTCCAGCGGTACAGCGACTGCAGGAACGGACGGGTCACGCCCTCATCCCAGGCGGTGATCAGGTCCTTGATGACGATGTTGGCCGCGCCCATCAGCATGGACAGGCCGGAGCTCGTGCCAGCTGCGCCGCTTGAGGCGTTCTCGCCGCTCATGTAGCGCGGGATCGCAGTGACTTCGTCGGCGTTGTTCTCGAAGCGATCGGCCATGCCGGCCAGGTCGCCCAAGCGGCTTGGCAGCTCGATGGCTTTGACCGCTGGCGTGCCGGGCTGCGCAGTGTTGCGGAACCAGATCTTCCAGGGGTACATCTCGTCCATGCGGTCGGTGTTCGACAGCAAGCCAGGCGTCACCTCGAGCATCGGGCCAGAGGCGATTGCGCTGTTGTCGAGCATCATCCGGATGGATGCGTTCAGCATGGTCTGGTCATCGCGCATGATCGCGGCCAGGCCTTCGCCAAAGATCGAGGTTTCGTCCTTGTCGAAGTAGTAGATGTGGTATGGCCAGGTGACGCCGTTGATTGGCTGCAACACAGCCTTGATCACTTCGCCGTTGGGCAGCAGCCAGACGTTGCTGAAGAAGGTCTCGTGGATGCGGTCTTCAGGAACTTTGACGCCGATCTCTTTGAGCTTGGCGCCGTCCAACCAGCCCCAGCGCTCGAGGATCTCGTACTGGTTTTGCTTGTTGCCCTGGTTGGCTGTGCGCTCACCAATGATGCGCAGCTCGTTGTCGTAGTAGCGCAGCTTGATCTCACCATCGGGGTGAGACTTGATGTAGTTGACGATCTTCTCTTTGTTGAAGCTCTTGCGCATCGACAGCTCGACCATGTCGGCCTTGGTCATGCTGTGGCGCTCGTACACGTACTTGCACTGCTCGAGCGTCGTCGCGTTCATGTCGGGATACCAGCGCCAGATTGGCACGTAATCCACGAACGGCACGACGTACGACTCGTTCTTGGCGACCCACTTGTTGCCCTCGTGAACGAACGTGGTGCGAACCTTGCGCTCGACCAGTGGGCCCTTCATGATCCCGGTGCCGTACAGGTGGCCCGAGTGAATGGTCTTGACCGACACGTCCTTGTAGCGGGCTTCCACCAGTTGGTCTTCGATGACCTTGGACATGCCCTTGGCGGCTTGCTTGACCAGATCCACGAGGAACTTGTTCAGCACCTCTTCGGGAATCGGTTGACCCTGAGCCATTTGATGCAGCTGGTTCATGGCCTGCTGCTTTTGTTCTTTGGAGACGCTTGGCACCGGAGTGCTGTCGATCTCCCAGTTCTTTTCGCTGCCAGCGGGGAACAGCAGATCAGCCACACGGCTGTCGACGGTCTTCACCTTGACGCGCGTCTTGCGCACAAAGGCCTTGGAGCGGTTGGCACCAATGGCGGCGAGCACTTCTGGGTCGTACTTGCCGCGGTACTGGCGGATGTCCTGCAGCCAGCGCTCTTCGGTCAGGCGACGGTCCAGCTCGGCACGGGCGAACTCAGCCAGCAGTTCGGTGCCCAGGGCATCGAGCGCATGCTCAGCGGGTTCGTCACGCATCTGGTCGGCAGCGGCCAGAACGTATTGGTTTTGATCTGATGCGTTCACTTCAGGAATTTCAAGCGGAACATGGTCTGAGCACAGGTCTCAGACATGTCGTCGATGATCTGCTGCAGGAATGGCTCATCGCACTCAGCGCGAGCACCCTTCAGAGTTTCTTTCACGCTCTTCACGAGCTTGATGGGATCCTTCTCGAGCTTGAAGCCGGAAGCGCCGACATCGATCAACTGCTCGTAGCAGCCCATCCAGGACTCAGCAAAGCGGTCGACGTCGGGGATCAGGCGCTCGTAGAAGGCCTCGAGCGCACGGTGAGCGGCATCACTGCCGGGTTGACCGTTAGGCGTCAGGTGCTGGATGTGCGCAACGGTGCGCACGTTGAACAGCTTGAGAACGAATTCGCCAGGGTTTTTCATTTGGCTTCGCCCTTCTTGGCGGCTTCGCGGATGGCCTCAGCAGCGGCTGCTGCCTGCTCCTTCTTGTCGTCCTCGGTGAAGGCGGTGATGTACTCATCCTTCTCGCTGACGTCGGTTTTCTTTTTGGCTGCAGCCACAGCGTTTTCGACCGGGTGGCCTTCTTCGCCTTCTTTCCAGGCGTCGGTGTATTCGTTGGGCGTATCAGCCATGGTGTTTCCTTAGTAGCCAGCGCTCGTTGGAGCTCTATATCCGGATCCGGTGCGATAGGCGTTGAGCTCATCAACGCGCTTGCTCACCGGGACTGCGAATGTCAGCGCCAGAGCATCGCCACCGTCTGGTGAGCGAATGCCGCGCTTTTGCATTTTCTTTTTGCTCTCAAGCAGCTTGCGGCCGCTCGAGTGAATGTCTGGTTGCGGAGCGCAAACGTCGGCAATCAGGGCCGCGTTGTTTGGGATGCGGCAAGGCTGGTTCGCGAACCATTCCTGCATCAGCCACCACATCTCGGCGCGGATGTTTTCGTAGCGCTCGTGATCACGAGCTCGCTCAGCGTTGTTGACCCCGATCACCGGCACGTTGGCTTCGATCAGTCGGTCATAGACGCCAGCGCCCAAGCCGCCCTTGTCGACGATGATCCCGTCGGGCTTGTACTGATTCCAGTACTCGGTCAGAAGGCCAGCGATTTGCATCGTGTTCTTCTTGTCGTGGTACTCGAGGCGGAAGCAGGTGCGACCCTGGCGGAAGGCAATCGCGGTGCGGTCAGCATCGCCATCACCGTCGCCGGCTGGGTCGCAGCCGATGATCAGCGGACCCTCGCGCTCACGGTAATCACCGCTCGCCGCTGCCATCACCAGGTTTGGTGAGATCAGCGGGTTCTGCGTCGAGGTCTTGAACGCCAGGGCAGCAGTGGCTGGGTATTCCTGATCGAACAGCCACTCGTGGCCAGGCCCGTATTCCGAAATCTTGTTGGCCCGGAACTGCATCTGCTCCAGGTCAAGCCCATAGGCCTGCTGGTATTCGCGATCCTCAGCCGAGAGCTCGAAGCCCTTGCGCACCACAGCGCGATACTCGGGCTGCCAGAACCAGGGCACGAAGACAGCGATGTAATCGCCCTCCCCGCGCTCTGCGGCTTGCCACATCGAGTGAAACTGATTGCCCAGACCGTTGGCCGTGGACTCGAGAATGATCTCGGTGCCCTGCGACGCAATCGTGTTACCCAGGCCAGCCAGGTGCATCGCTGCGTTGTCCCAGAAGCCGAACTCGGATCCGTGCAGCAGCTGCGCTGTGTTGCCTCGACCGACGTCCTTCGAGCCTGCGGTGGCCAGCTTGTAGCCGCCGTCGAGCTTGTCGAAGATCAGTTCCTTGGCGTTGGTCGCCCCGGTGCTGATCGGCATCGGGTTGTTCTCGTGGTAACGCTTGACCATGGCGAACAGGTTGTCCGTCGCCTTTTGCTCGTGCGCCACGATGAAGGCCCGCATGCCGAAGCCCATCGTTGTCTTGTGGTAGTAGCGCGCCCCGACGTAAGTCGAGATGCCCTGCTGCCGGCCTTTCAGGACCAGAGCGCGAACCCGGCCAGTCTCGGCCAGTTGCTGCTCCAGGCGTGAATGCACATAGCGCTGAGCCCGGTTCCACAGGAAGGGGAGCTTTTGCCCGCCTTCTTTGCCCAGGATCTTCAGGCAGTGCGCCGAGTAGACCTCGAGGTTGCGGCCGAGGAAGCGGAGCTTTTGCTCCTGATCCGATGACAGTGACGTCTGCTGCTCAGTCATCAGTCCTCCGTCAGTTGGACCCGGCGCAGCATCTCCTCGAATTCGCCAGCGGATTTCTTCTCAGCATCCAGGCCAAAAATCTTGCGTTGCAGCGGCAGGTAAACACCGTGGCTCGCTGCGATCTCCTTGGCCATCTTGACGCGACCAGCCAGGGAGATGATGTATTGGTACAGCTCGTTGTTCTTGTCCGTCTTCCAGCCGCCATTGGCAGTTGGCCCAGACTCATCGAACGCCTCACCCAAAGCGACCAGCTTGTCGCGGAACTCCGGATCACCCAGCGCGACCAGCTCGCCCAGTTGGCTGCGACTGTTGTCGATGGCCATCTTGACGTCTTCGCGCTGGATCATGTCCACCGATGCGACAACGTCGGAGTAGACCTCCACGACCTTGGCATCGGTTAACGCTTGCTCGGTGTTAACCGACTTGTTAACCGCGAGCCTGGTAACCTTCTCTTTTGCTTTCGCCTGAATCTTTTCACTCAGGTCGCGCACCCAGCCAAACTTCTTTGCACGCTTGGCGATTGCCACATGGGACACCCCACGCTCATCCGCAATCTGACGTAGCGTCTTGAGGCCGGCCCGGTAGTCTTTCTCGATCAGCTCCCAGTCGACGTGCTTCTTGTCTGCCTCACTCATGGTGAGACCTTACTGGCAAGCCTCGCAGGCTTCGCCGTCACCCTGGTTGAGTGGGCACACGGGAGTCAGGGGAGCGTCGGAGTCCAGATCGATCGCGTATCCGCTGCCTTCGGTCTGGGGTTGGTTGTTCTGTTTGTTCATTGCTTACTTGCCGACGATGGCCGGCGGGTTGTGAGCCGGAGCTGTTGGAGGCACGCGGACAAAGCCTGCGACGATGGCGCCCAACACGGCGGCGACGATGTACTTGACGGCAGTCTGGACGAGGTCGCTGGACTGCTTCTGGATTGGTTGGCTCTGCTCCAGGGCGCTCACGCGGCTAGTCAGGGTTCCGATGTCTTTGAATGCTCGCCCGATGGCGTCATTCGTGGCGGTCTGGCGTTCTTCGATCACAGCCAGTCGTGAGACCGCGGTCGCGAGCTCTTTCATGCTGGACTTGATCTCCGCCATGTCGCCGGAAATGGATTCGATCTTTGCGATGGCTACAGCCAGGTCTGTTTCTGGAGGCATACAGCCCTCACTGAGTGACATGGCTCACCCACTGCTGGAGGCCGGTTACTTGGTTGCGGAGCCCGTCAGCTTCTGCTGCCAGTTCTCCATATTCTTTTGCGCACGTTCCGAGTAGCTCTCGGGCGACACCGGCTTCATGAGCGTAGCTGGCGGCTTCGGCATTGCCGGGGGCTGCACGGGCGTTGAGACGGGCGATGTCGTTGCGCAGGCTGACAACAGCCCGCTCAGCACGAGCAGCGCGAACCAGGGATGCAGCTTCACGCTCAGCCGATCCGTCCACCACTCTTTGCGCTTCTTTGACACGTCGTTGCTCCTCGGTTCGGGCGGACTGCTCTGCAGCGAGTCGCTCCTTGGTTTGCACTGCGATCTCTTTGTCCCACTTGGCCTGCACGCTCGAGGCGCCCAGGTTGTACCCGGTGAAACCGATGGCCAGGACGATGGATGCGATTGCGGCCACCTTGAACCACACCTGCGTTGCGTACAAAGCGAGCTGCGGCGGGATGATCACTGTGACTCTCCGATGCACTGCCGATATTCATCGCGGCGACGGTTGGTCAGGCCAGCCAATGGCTTGCCCTTGAACTTGTCCCACTTCAGGATCTCGAGGCAGGCCTCGGTGTAATCCCCAGTGTTGAGCCTCTTCACCAGGGTCGAGCCACAGAAGGCGGTCGCCCCGATGTTGTAGGACAGGCTGATGTAGGCGTCGTACTCGTACTGGTAGAGCGGAACGTTGACGCACTTCTTCAGCGCGCCCTCGAACTTCTGCACATCCTGCAGCGCCCTGGCGATTGCCTTTGGCGCTGTGATGGTGTCACCCAGCTTCACGCCTTCGGTGGTGCCAAACCCAATGGTCGGCACGTCACCTGGCACAGGGGTGATCGCCTTGTCGCTGTAGCCCTCATGCAGCGCGATTCCTACCAGCGCCGATGCACTGAGCACCAGAGCGCCGATCCTGTTGCGGCTCGACGGCTGAATCATTTGTGCATCTCCGGCTGCGCAATCAAACGCGCAACCGCGGCGGAGATCGAGACCACCAGCGCCAGCACGGCAAACATGCCACGCGGCATGGCTCCGTCCAGGTAGGGCAGCGCCACCTCAGCGGCAGAGAGCACAGCGGACAGAAGCGCCAGACGCATGCTCCATGCCTTGGTCGCAACTGCCTTCCAGTTGTCGATCAAGTTCATGGGAGGCCTGAAATAAAAGAACCCGCCGAAGCGGGCCGTGTTGTCTGGTAGCGGGTGCAGGATTTGAACCTGCGATCTGCAACTTATGAGGATGCCGAGATAGGCCGGACTTCTCCAACCCGCTGCAATTTGGGCATGGCTCCGCCCTCAAAGGGGGAGCCACTGGCATGTAATTCTTGTGCCTCGGAAACATCGCTGTTTGCCGAGGTATGCGCGACTATACCACAACCTGTTGTCTTGATGCAACATTTTGTTTGTTGCAACGGAATAACCCACCAATCCATAGGGCTATACCTTGCAACATTTTGTTTTGTGCGCAACAATTATTCCATCAGCAACCAACCTTTTAGGAGAACGACATGACCAAGTACCTGATAGCCCTACCCTGCTTCCCAGGCGCCAAAGGTTTCAACCACCGCACGATCCTGGTGTCCGCCAAAGGTGTGAACGACGCCAGGGCGCTTGCCCGCCACCTCCGCCCACACGACAACATCGGCGACATCAAAAAAGTCGACTACTGAACCGAGGAGAACCCCATGCCCAACATTGACCAACTCATCGCCTTCGAGAACGGCGACCTCGACGAAGACCAGATCATCGAATTCATCCAGGACGGCATCGACAAGGGCTGGGTCTGGAAGCTGCAAGGCGCATACGGCCGCTTGGCTGTGTCGCTGATTGACGCCGGCTTTTGCACCCACCGCTGAGGAGACCGCCATGCAACCCACCACCGAAAAAATCGACCATCTGCTGTCCTTCTGGGGCGCGCAGGACGACGACCTGGCCGACAAGCAGCCTGCCGACTCGTACCACCGCCAGGCCTGGCAGCGCGAAAAAGCCGAGCTCCTGGCCTTGCGGGCTGGCGAGATCACCGTCGCCCAGTGCAAGCACGCCTGCCGCTTCTTCAACACCATGCCCGCCTGGGGCACCTACGGCACCTGATGCCAGAAAGCACGACATGAGCAAGTTTCAAAAAGGCGACACCGTCTACAACCTGGATGGCCAGCAAGGCGCCTACATCGCGTCGTATGCCGGCTCACACCTGGTTGCGCCAGAGTACGAAGACGGGTCCAACGGAGAGCCGTACTGGGGTCGCCCTGAAGAGTGGCGTGATGTTTTCCTTGAGCCGCCAACGGTAAAGCTGCAGGCCAAGGTCGACGAGCTCGACAAGCTGATCACCGAGAGGCGCGAGGAACTCAAGCGCGTCAACACTGAGCTCGACCAGGCTGGCAAGCGCCGACAGGAGCAGCTCAAGAAGATCGGGCAGCACCGCGCCCTGCAGCGCATTGAAGATTACCTTGATGGCAAGTTCACGCACTTCCTTGAGGTTCCTGGCTACAGCGCCCCAACAATCGTGACCGCTGGTGATGCACTTGCGCATGGCGGCACCGAGTACGAGAACCGCTGGGACAAGAAGCTCCGGCTCCTGACACTCTTCGGCGACACCAAAGGCGACCTGCAGTGGAACATCAACCGCTACAGCGATGGCAGCGGCAGCAGCAATACCGAGGTCTACCCCTGCCAGAACGAAGTGGAAGCCATCGACATCGTGCGCCAGCTGTACGCCGAGGCTGTTGCTGTGTGGCGCGAGCAGGAGAAGAAGCACTACGGCCGGGCCATTGAATGGTCCCAGAAATGCCCCGAGGGCTGGATCGTCGTGCCCGATGACATCCGTGAGTACCTGGCCATCGCCAAACAGCAGGCCCGCCAGGCGGAGCTCGAGAAGGCCCGCGAGAACCTGGCCAAGGCCGAGGCCGCACTGAAGGAACTGTCATGACCGACAAACAACTCAAGGCCTACCAAGTTCGTGAGGATGGCGAAGGCAACTGCGTCATCGTGTTTGCAACAAACGGCGCCACAGCCAGACGCGAGGGCGGCGGCGAGCTCGGCCTGGAATTCGATGAGGTCGAGTCCTGCCGGCGCATGCCTGTGTTTGACCAGTACGCGCCAGGCCCGGTGCCGCTGCATGCAACGCTGGCCGCTGGCTGGTGGCACGAGTGCAACCACTGCGGCGTTCGCTTCGATGAGGATGGCCGGCACGGCGAGGAAGAGTACGAGCGCGACGACGCATTTGAGCCCGTGCAAGATGCCCGCCGGCTCAGCTACTGCAGCCCCACCTGTCAGGCCAAGGACTTTGCCGAGAAGCGCGCTCGCGACGCCCGTCAGAACGCGGCCATTGAGGCTGCGCTGATCCGCTGGCCAATGGCCGTCAGCGTGACGTCCGGTGAGTATTCGCTGGCCTACCCCAACCGCGGCACAGAGACTCGAGCGAATCTCATCTTGCCAGGCCTGCGCTTCCCAGTGAGTTGGCCTCTGGGCTCCGACCATGCCCACGTCTCGCAATGCGACGTGGAGGCATTCACCAATCTGTACGGCAAAAAGGAGGCGGCATGACCGACGCAGAAATCGCTGGCTACATGAACTGGCGCGGGCCGGGCGCCTACACGCAGCACCAAATGAAACGCATCAAGGCGCTGCTGGTCGAGGCCGAATCCCGGGAGCGCGAGGTGTGTGCGCGAATCACAGAGGCATCGCCTGACCGCTATCACGCGGCCGCCGCCATCCGAGCAAGGGGACAGGCATGAACACCTGGCCCTTCCCCATTGGCGGACCACCCTCACAAGACCGCGGCCATTCCCGCATCCCATTCAACCCAAACAACCACGAGGAGGCCCCATGGTGAATCACAAAGACTGCGAGCTGCACATGTGGGAGTACTGGCGCGACGACAAAGGCTACGAGACGGCCGCCAGGGAGTACTACCCCAACATCTTCAACAAGGACCCGGTGCTGCGCGATGCCCTGGCCGACTACCACGCAGCGATGCAGCTCATCGACATGCGCATGGCCCGCCTGCTGGAGCAAAGCCCGACGGAACCGTAGGGTCTTTTTTTGGCTGATGTTGCAACATTTTGTTTGATGCGCAACAATCACTTCACCAACAACTTTTTAGGAGTTTCCAGTGACAGCTCAAACCTTTGCCATCGACTACGACGGCACCTACGCCGCAGCGCCGGCCTTATGGGGTCAATTCATTGCGGCCGCTCGCCTGGCTGGCCACCGCGTGCTGATCTGCACTGGTCGCGCCTTTGCCCCCGTCACCCTGCCAGATGACCTCGAGGTTCACTGCACAGCCGGCCAGGCCAAGGCCGACTACCTCGCGAGCCTTGGCATCAATGTCGACGTCTGGATTGACGACGACCCCTCATCCGTCATCACCGACGGCATCTGATTTTTTCACCACCAACCTTAGGAGTTTTACATGCCCATCATCACATCCGAGCGCGCCGGCGAGATCCGCGGCCAGCTCACCGAAAAATACGGCGCCACCTGGATGCACCACTACCACGAGGCCATCGAGGCTGAGGTGCTGGCCAATGCGCCACTGACCATCAACAACACGGTGTCCACCTCTGTCGGCGACCTGCTGGCCTCCTGCGAAGAGGGCTGGCGCCATGCCAACGAGCTCGAGCGGGAGCATCAGCGCCTGAACGCTTTGAATGCTGAGTTGCTGGCAGCGCTGCAAGGGGTTTTCAATGCCTGTCTTTTGGCAAATGAAGACGAGGCCATACCCTTTGAACTTGACGGCGATTTGCTGGATGCGGCACGCGCCGCCATCACCAAGGCATCTGAGCCAGTGGTCCAGCACCTCCCCTCTGACGACTCGGAAGGGGGTCTGCTGTGAGCTACTACAAACAAGTTGCCGATCTGGCGGAAGAGATCCAATCCACGGCAAGAGAAATCGCCAACCTAGAAAAGAGCCGCAACGACTGGATCAGGCCAAAAGCAACGACATTCTGGCTTGGCCAGCACACGTACGTTACTCGCGAGGATGGCACCACACCAAAGGCACTTCAGGGGGTGAAGCGCGAGGCCCTCAAAGCGTTCGATGACCTGATCTTTACCAAGAAAAGCGAACTCGAGGGCCTACGCTTCAAGCTGGTCAACCTAGCAAAGCAAGGCGGTGCGGCATGAGTACCCGCGAGCGCGAGGCTCGCAAGCTGGCCGAGAAGGCCGGCTTGAAAGTTTTAGACGTCCGGCTCTCCGGCGGCAATCACATTCGCATGCGACTGCAGCGCGATGACGGTGAAACATTCCTGTCGTTCGCGCCACTCTCGCCAAGCGACCACCGCGGCGACAAGAACAAGCTCGCCGAGCTCCGCCGATTTGCGGCCGGCAAAGTATCACCAAAGAAGCACTGACATGACCAAGAAAATTCTGACAACCGTTTACGCCGCTCTCTGGCTCTTCATGGGCTGGGTCCTCTACAGCGACCTGTTCGTCTGGCGCAAGGACGATCCGTCCGGCGCTCAGCTGCAGGCTGCGCAGCAGGTCAAGCGCATCCAGGGGGTGCGCTGATGCAAGCCACCCTCGAAGCCATTCACGCCAACTGCATCGAGGAAGGTGACTGCTGGCTCTGGCAAGGCGCCCTGAGCCACGGCACGACGCCGACGATGCGCATCACCGGCGGAAAGCACCAAGCCTCTGTGCGCCGCCTGGTGCTCGAGCTGAAAGGCGTTGTTCTCGGCAAGCGCAAGGCGTTCCCTGTTTGCGGCAATTCCGCATGCGTGAGCCCGGCCTGCACCAAGGCAATGACCAGCGCCGAGATGCTGACCAAGGTGGCGAAGCGCAGCGGCTACGCGCAAAGCCCAGCCAGAAACGCCAAGATTGCGGCCGGCAAGCGCAAGCACTCGCCCATCACGCCGGAGCTCGTCGAGGAGATCCGCTCATCACCGGAGAGTGGCCGCGCCATCGCGCGCCGCCTCAGCCTCAGCCAGTCAACCGTGCAAGCCATCCGGATCCACGACAGCTGGAAAGACTACTCAAACCCATTCCTTCAGCTCGCAGCATAGGAATAACCAAGCAAAGTTGAAGGACATTATTTGTTGCTCTTGCAACTTTTTGTTTGATGCGCAATAATTCATCCATCAACAGCACTTCGTTGTCGATACCTCAACCAGTAACAAGGAAATCATCATGCAAGACCTGCACGTCATCAATCGCCAAAACGCCAAAGCCGTCGAGGAACACTCCATCAAAACCCGCGACGCCGGCAAGTGGGGTCTGGCCAAGTACACCGGCCTGAACTTCTTCGCTTGGGCCGACTTCGACAACGAAGCCGACCGCAATGCAGCCGCCACCCAGTGGAACAACCAGGGTGCCGGCCATCGCACCTCGCTGTTCAACCCCGAGAAGGCCTCCGCCTAAACCAAGCCCCGGGCCCTTTTTTTGGGCCCGGTGCAAACATTTTGTAATTCCCGCAACATTTAGGAGTATCAGATGCAAGCCATCGTCAATGTCGAGCTCGACGAAAAATCCGGCCCCGGCCTGCCGGTTGAAGACCGCTACGCCCTCGTCATGTCCAGCGTCCGCAAGTTCTTCACTCGCTCCATCGGAGAAGTCCGCAGCGTCAACTACACCGGGCCAGATGGCTCCGCAGTCGAATCGACTGCCGTGATCACGTTTGAGTTTCACGCCCCCAAGAGCATTGTCCTGAACGCCTTTGCGCAGATCTCGCGCACATTCAATCAAGACTGCGTCGCCGTTTTGTTTGATGACGGAGAAGGCCGACTGGTTGGCCCAGAGGCAGACCGCTGGGGCGGATTCAAGATCGAATACTTCAAGCGCCCGTCCATCCTTGACCTTCTGAAGGAAGCAGCATGACCACAGAACAACAGCCAGGCGACGCCCTGGCCAAGCTGATTCTCGATGGCCTTGTCTCCGATGCGCGAGCACTTGTCGAGCGCGCATCTTCAATTGGCCTTGTGCTGACCATTGAAACCGTTCCAGACAAACCGCTTGCGATGGGCAACCACCACCCCCTGATCACCATCCGTGCCGCCAAAAAACTGTACCGGGGTGAAGCATGACCAAAAAGAAGACCTCCAAGGAGCAGGACACACGCTTCGCCACGCCAGAGCAGTTCAACAAGGTGCTGCTGCGCTGGATGCCCACCTGGGCGTCGTCCACGCCAGAAGGAAAGCTCGTCGCCGGCGTCATCACCCAGGCATGGGCTGATGGTTTCAGCTGGTTCTTCAAGCCCGACTGCGCAGCGCTGCAGTTCTGGTGCGAGAAGGCCGGACTGGGCGCCGAGCACCTGGCGGAAATGTTCGAGAAGCACAACCAACCATACGCAAAACAAAGGGGATTGATTTGAACAACAAGCCTGGCCGCAAAGCGATTGACGGCGTCCACGGCGCCACCGAGCGCGTGAACATCGTCCTCACCAAAGAGCACCGCGACCGCCTCAAGCAGCTCGCACCAAACGGGTTCAGTCCGTGGGTGCGTGCCGCGATTGACAAAGCATGGAACGAGAAAGAGAGCAACAAGTGAGCAAGCAAAACACAACCGAGATCTTCCCGCCCGACATCCTGCCCGTGCGCAGTGGCGTCTACAGAACACAGTCCTGCGACTCCGAAACCGGTGAGCCTTTGGGTGAACCGTGGGGCTTCAGCTACTTCGACAGCGCCGATCGTTTGTGGGGCTGCGTTCACGACCGCGTTGACGATGCCTGGCGCATGCCTGAGTACGAGTTCGCACACCAGACCAAACAGTGGTACGGCTTGAATGAGGAGCCCAAGACATGAAGAAGATCAACCACTACCGCGTCGAAGTCACCGACCCGCGCAACAGCGGGATCATTGGCCCTGAAAAAAAGTTCGAGGCCATGGAGCTCAACGTCATTGGCGAGAACGAGCACTGCCTGGCAGTCGATAACGCATGGTTCACGACGATCAAAAAAAAGAAGTGCGACTGGGACACATGCCTCGACCAGCCATCGATCAGCCTGCACGCCAACGACAGCTGCTGGGGGACTCGCGTGACCTATTCGCTGTACACCGAGAAGACCAAGCGCGCCAGCACGATCAAGAAGGAAATCGAGGCAGCAATCGAAAAGAAGTACGGCTTCTTTGCGAAGGGCTTTGATCTGGCATTTATCACTGACAAGGCGCAAGCATGACCGACAACGTGATTCCACTCAACCCGCCACCAGAGAAGCCAAAGAAGGAGGCCAAGTGCTCCTTCTGCGGCAAGGCTGAGAGCCAGGTCAAGCACATGATCGGCAACGGCATGGACAAGCACATCTGCAACGAGTGCGTGGTCAAGGCCAAGCAGCGCCTGCAGGAGGCCGCATGAAGCTCGCCCTCATCTGGCAGTCGCCGAAAATCTTCTGGCATGCCGGCCTTTACCTGAAGGTCGGCAACAAAAGGTACAGGCTGATCCGGGTCGGTCCGAGATGACGCAGCAAATGCCACCAGCTCGCCCAGACAGCCCATGCATCGCGGTTTGCGATGTGCTTTACAAGGACGTCTGCTCAGGTTGCGGCCGCCACTACCTCGAGGTGGCACGCTGGACTGAAATGACCACCGAAGAAAAGAACGCCGTCTGGGTGAGAATCGAAACCGAAGCCACATCGTGGCGCTTCAACAAGTACAAAGACAGGGCTCATGACCATCAAGCAAACATCTGACGGCGCCGCCGTCGTTGACACCACCATTCACTGGATCCCGATCAACGACAAGGCGCCGCCCAGCGGCAAGCTGCAGCTCATCAACCGAAAGCTCGGAGTCGCCGTCTACGGCAACTACATGAAGGGCCAAGGCTGGACCCACTACGCCCCACTCCCCACATTCAAAGACAAGCAATGAACACGCAATACGAAAACTTCATGCGCCATGTGCGCGACAACGGCAAGGCCAAATCCGACCGCACCGGCACCGGCACGCTCAGCTTGTTTGGCCATCAAATGCGCTTCGATTTGGCTGAAGGCTTTCCCCTGGTGACCACCAAAAAGGTCCACTTCAAGTCGGTCGTCGCCGAGCTGCTGTGGTTCCTGTCAGGCAGCACCAACGTCAACGATCTGCAGGCCATGGGCTGCACCATCTGGGATGAATGGGCGGATGAAGCGGGTGAGATTGGCCCTGCGTACGGGGCACAATGGCGCCGGTGGCCAACAATTGACGGACCGATCGACCAAATCGCTCAGTTGATCGAAGGCATCAAGCGCGACCCTCATGGCCGCCGTCACATCGTGAGCGCCTGGAACCCTGCAGACATCCCCGACATGGCCCTGGCCCCATGCCATGCCCTCTTCCAGTTCGCCGTGACCGACGGCAAGCTGTCCTGCCAGCTCTACCAGCGCAGCGCGGACATCTTCCTGGGCGTGCCGTTCAACATCGCCAGCTACGCCCTGCTGACGCACATGGTGGCTCAGCAATGCAATCTCGAGGTGGGCGACTTCATCTGGACCGGCGGCGACTGCCACCTGTACAGCAATCACCTCGAGCAGGTCGACTTGCAGCTGAGCCGCGTGCCCTACGCACCCCCAGATCTGGCCATTAAGCGCAAGCCGGACTCGATCTTCGACTACAAGCCCGAAGACTTCGAGCTTATCGGCTACGTGCATCACGCCGGCATCAAGGCCCCGGTTGCTGTTTGATTCGATCGAGAGCCCAGACCGCAGCATCGCGGTCTCGGGCCTTTGTTGACCTGTCCTGAACCAGCTGCTCGAGCTCGTGCTGCATGCGCTTCATGGCCAGGTCAAACATGGCGCGCTTGACGCTGCCGTCGGCTTTGCCTGAATCGAGCCAGGCGTGGCACGCGTAGCAGCCCCAAACGCCCCAGAAGTCAGACGCCTTCCTGCCGGCGCCCTTGTCATGCCAGTTGCTGTGCGCCAGGACGACCGTGGAGCGATCAAACGAGCACACCCCTGGGATGAGTAGCTGGCAGTCCTTGTCGCGCGCCATGGCCCTGTAATGCGCATTCTCCTCGCGAGACGTCTTCTCGATGGCGACCAGCTCGGCCGGCCCCATGCTCACTGCGCGCCGATGCTTCGGGTCAATGGGCTTGTGAACGACCGGCTTGCGCTCAATCGCTGCCCGCTTGAAGCCGGTTCGGCGCAGCATCAGTGCGCCTGCCCGGCATCGCCAAGGCAAACCACATCGATGCCGCCGCCTGTGTAACAGTCGAGCGCGGATGCAACATCCACAGCCTTAGCTGGATCGCAACCCAGAAGCATCGCGGCCAGCGCAAAGTCTCGGCCGGATCCGATTGCATGCATCTCCTGCTCCATCACGATGGGAATCGGATAGCGCTCATACATCGAGACAACGCCATCAGGCTCAACCACCAGCACGCTGCACTCGGTGCTGTCGTACTGCAGCTCCGGCCAATCATCATCTGAGCGCCCGTTTTCAAACCAACGCAGAATCGCAACAGCAACATCCGATGCGCCAGCGATCCCAATCAAGGATCCATGCATCTTGAAGACCTTGGTGACCCGGCCATGCTTGTTGTCCCCAACGCAAGCCAGCTTGTCGCCGGCCATGACGCCGATTCGTTTATCGAAGCAAATAGTCGTCATGCAATTCCTTACCGCACGAGACGCGCCACGGCACGCTCGGTTACTTCATCGATGGACTCAAGAGCTGCGATGACCTGGCCGATCTGATCGCGGTGCTTCTTCTGGACTTGCCGGCGACCAGTGCCGCGGCAGTGTGTGCATGCCTTTGTCGACAGCACGGGCGAGCCTTCCTGCAGCTCAAACTTGCGGCCGGAGCAATGAGGGCAGACTGGGTTGACGTGGTGCGACAGTGATTGCAGAGCCACCACCTGAATGGAGTGACCCATCAAACGCCAATTGCGTTTTGCATTCAGTCGCTTGACCAATCCAAGCACAGCATTGAACGCGGCTCGCAGATCGTCCGGCGTGCCAGCGAGATGCACACGCATGACTGGGCCAGCGACCGCACTGTGACGCGACGATGCAATACCGAGCGCCGCGACGAAATCAAGATCGCCACGATGGATCGGGTCAAAGGTAAGGTCAGACGAGTTGAGCGCCGTGCTCAGTCGCTCAAGTACCGATGGGCGCTCAGACATGGACCACCACCTTCCCGCCTTTGCATGGCTCGACCACGCGCATGCTGATGGCAAACCGGCGGTCGTTCACGCCAAGCGCTTCGGCCACGCCATCCAGGCTGTGCTTGAGGCTGGCCAGCATGTTGTCCAGATCGCGGCCGCGCTTGTCTGGTGGGCAAAACTCGATGCTCAAATTGACCGAGCCTGTCTGCTCTACCGACTCTCGGCCGGCAGCTTTCGTCAAAGCGTAGGCGTCAGCCTTCGCCTTCTTTGCGAGCTTGGACTTTGCAGCCCAGTGCAGTCGTGCGTTGGGGCTCAAACCTTTGTTTGGCCAGGGGAGCTCGATCCGAACAGCCATTTACTGCTTGCTGTTTGCGGCTTCCACCAGGGAATCGCTGGGTTGCAAGAGAACGGCCTTGCGGGGCGGCACGACGACAGTCTCGCCGGTGCGGATGTTACGGGCGCGCTTCTCGCCACGCTGCACAACGCTCAGCTTGCCGAGGCCAAACAGGAACACGGGCTCGCCGTTGGACACGGCGCGACGAGTCACGGCTGCGGCCGCGTCGAGGACGCGGCGCACGGTGGTCTTGCTCTCGCCGGAGGCATGGGCCGCTCGGGTAATGAATTCTTGCTTCAGCACTGTTGTGTTACTCCAACAAAATGTTTATGTCGGAGCGTTTGTAGCACAAACACAACGGCTGCGAAAGGCTTTTGTTGCTGCGCAATAACTCAGGCGTACCGCAGGACGTTTTCGACGTGGTTGCGCAGCTGCTCTTCGGTCATGCTCGAGCCGCTCAAGATCTTTCGCAGGATCACATCGATCGTGTCAGAAAACAGCTGCTCGAATTCGTCCTCGCTCATGTTGGCAAAGCTGATGGACTTCGCCTCAACGCGGACCTCGCCCCGGGCGTTGTACACCGCATCGAACCGGCCGCCGAGAATGATCAGGTCCTTGCGGAACCGATCAAAGCTGGGCTTCACCGGCTGACCCTTGTACTCCTGGGGCTCGACGGTCTCGGACCAGATGTCGAATGCGTACCGCGCCAGCGTGAACCATTTCCTCAAGAATTTCACATTCCTGATTTGCTTTACCTCCACACGGACAGCGCTTCCAGCCTTGATCTTTTTCAGTGCATCAGCGTCGTCGTCAGTGGCCGGCGCCAACATCCCGCCAGGCTGGCGAATCATCATAAGCTCTGCCATCACGTACCCTCCCAGTCACCCAGCACCAGCAGGGCCCAATCAATCTTTTCTCGCGGCACCCACAGACCCGCCCGGACCATGTCCAGCAGCTGGTGCGCCTCGCGTTGCATGCTGTTGCAGTTTTCACGCAGCATCACGCATCTCCCCGGCAGCAGGAACGCGATACTTCGACGCAATCTCCCCGAATTCGTGCAGATTCGCCTTTGCTTTTAGGTACGCCTCATGGGCAAGATCGGGATCATCAAAGTACCCAAGAAACTTCCTCGAGCCACGGTTGATGATCTGCCCAAAGTATTTACCCATGCGCCTATCAAAGCTGACGCCAAGCAATCCAGACGACTTGTTGTCGGACTGAGCGCGACGCCTGTTCTGGCTGTTTTGCCGGGCCGTCGCCAAGCGAAGATTCGCAATCCTGTTGTCATCCTTGACGCCGTTGATGTGGTCGATCTGCAGCGCAGGCCATTCGCCATGGACATACAGCCATGCAAGCCGGTGCAAGAGATGCAGGCGCCCATTGATCTTTGCCTGCAGGTGCCCTTTTGTGTCGTAAGTTCCGGCGGGTTTGCCAACCCTGGTGCTCCAGCCACTCTTTAGGCGGATGAAGATGCCGGTTTCTGGGTCATATGAAAGGTGCTGCTTGAGCTCCTCTTGTGTTAGCTCATGCATCACGCATCTCCCTTCTTGCTTGCGCACGGAAACTAGGCCAGTCGAAGGACACCCAGCGCGCCACCTCTGTGAGCCGGTCAAACACACGGTCTCCGATGGCAGTCCTGAATTCTTCCTTGCCAAGGTTGGTCATCAGGATCGACGGCCGCAGCTCGCGATACCGGCGGTCCAGGACGTCGAACAGAATTGCGCGTTCACCGTCTGTGCCGTACTGCACGCCGATCTCATCGATCACCAGCAGCGGGATTGCCTGCAGCCTGGCCAGCATCTGTGTCTCTGTGACTTCACTGTCGCGGCGCCATGTGTCACGCAGCGTGCGGATCAGATCCA